GTAATCGTGCGCAGGTTGGCCTTGCGGTCGTAGTCCTCGTCTGCAATCGTAAAGGCAAAGCTTGACTGCGAGATGTCGCCGCGCTTGATGAGCTTGTACAGGTCGCGCCCTTCGGTGGTGTCCGCCAGGCGTGCGGTGTAGCGCAGGCCGGTCTCGTCCACCTCGAGGTCGAGGGTGCCGTTGGTGGTGCGTGCCAGCGGGACGCCGGCATGGTTGATGAGCAGCCGGACGTCGTCCTCCATTACCCCGTCGAAAGCTCCGCGGGCGATGCGCTCCTTGAAGTAGCCGAGGTCGGTGATGTCGTCAAACATGGCAGCGTAGCCGCTGACGGTGAGGGTGTCATCGGAGGCCGCGCGGACCTCGCTGACGCGCAGTTCTACCGCCTCCCCATACTGGGCGCGGACCTCCTGCTCAAATGCTTCCTGTGTTTTCATTTGCTATTTTTTGCGAATATGCACCGAACTCCGACAGGGCAATTTGGTTGACCTGTACGGTGTGGATGTCGCCGCCTGCGACGGGGTTCAGGTCCTCCTTGGCGCGGGCCTCGTTGATGGACAACACCCCGGCCTGCAGCATTTGCGTGTAGAAGTTAGCACGAGCGGCCATGTCGCCGCGGTACAGGTCGGTCATGTCGTGCCGGCTGTACACCTGAGGACGGTCGAAGCTGGCAATCAGCTTGCGGTCTACCTCCTGCTGCAGGCGGACGGCCCACGGCTGAATGGTATGGCGGGCAAACTGGATGTGCTGCTGCTCGACGTTGTTAAAGGTCGACTGTCCCGGCACCTGCACCAGGTCGGGCGGTACGCTGAAAATGCGGCAAATTTCTTCCGCCTGAAACTTGCGGGTCTCAATGAACTGGGCCTCCTCCGGCTGGAGCTGGATGCTTTGGTAGTCCATGTCCACGCCAAGGAACTTGACGCCAGGGCCGCCGTGCTTCCATGACTTGCGCAGCGTGTCGACCTGCTCCGGCTTCAGTGGGTTCTTCGGCTTGAGGATGCCGGTGGCCTGTCCGCCGTTGCCGAAGTACTCCGCCCCAAAATCCTGCGCGGCCTTTGTCAGCCCCAGGTTTTCCCGGTGCAGGCGCAGCGGCGACATGCGCATGATGTTGGCCAGCTCCAGCATGTTCTCCGGACGGACCACGCCCACGCCCTGCACGCTGTACACCTTCTCATTGCCCACCAGCTTGGGCTCTACGTCGTAGTAGTCGAGCAGGTCGAGGGCGACAGGGCGGCCGCTGTTGTCGCGTGTAATCATCGCATAGCCCACGCCGTACATAAGGGCCGAGCTGTACAGCCGTTCCCAGAACTCCATAGCCGTCTGGTAGCTGTTAGGCTCGTACTTGCACAGGTCGTAGGCCGGATGCGACTCGGCCAGCGTCACGCGGCTGCCTTCGCGCAGGTAGATGTTCAGCGACAGGGAGCTAACGGTGGACGCGATGCGGTAGATGCAGGCGTAAACGGTCGAGATGGCGAGGGCGCCCTGCTCGCTAACAGTGATGCCTGACGCCGTCATGCCGTAGACGCCCAGCTCGGCGCCTATGGTTTGGCTGTCGAACTTGCCCACGCGGGCCCGCTTTTGGATGCCGAGACGTTCGAGGAGTGTGGCCATTGTGGCGAAGGTAGGAACTACAGGGTAAACACTTCTGTGATGAGGTTGTCGTCGTTGTCGCTGATGCCCAGCGCCATGATGGACGCGACGACGCCGTCCACCTGCTGGCCCAGCTTGTTGCGGTTCTTGCCGACCTTGATGTTGTCGGCCGGGTCGCGGTCGAGCTTGACGCAGCCCACCTGCCACCGTAGGCAGCGGTTGCCGCCGTGGATGATTTCGCCGGCCACCAGCTTCATCTCAAATTGCTTTGTGGGGTAGCTCATGTCGTAGAAGCCCTGCCCAAACGGCAGCATCTCCACCCCGGCGTCGATAAGCTCCGGCACGATGTAGGTGGAGAACTTGCGGTCAAAGGCGACGCCCGCCACCTGGTACTTCTCGCAGGCGGTGAGGATGTGGTCGCGCACAATGCGGTAGTCGGTGACGTTGCCGGGTGTGATGGTCAAGTCACCGTCGCGCTCAAATGCCAGGTAATCTACCCCTTCGGCCAGCTTCTTGCTGTGCGCCCGCTCCTCGTTCACGAACTGGTGCACCTTGAGGTAGTGCACCTGCACCACCTCGTCCCAAAAGAGCAGGGCGAAGGCGGTGAGGTCGCGGGTGGAGGCGAGGTCGAGGCCACCCCAGCAGGGCAGCGTAGCCAAGTAGTCGTCATCGGGCAACGGTGCTCCGCCGCGCATGAATTCGTCGTCTGTAATCCACGCGGTCGAGCTGCCGGTCCATATGTTCAGGTGCAGCCGTTTGAAGGTGTTCACGTGGTTGGGGTTGGCCTTGGCCTTCATCACCTCTTGCTCAAAATACTCCGCCCGGCAGATGGAGCCAAAGCCGGGGTTGGCTTTCTTCCACGTCTCCGGCTGCGTCCAGTCGTCGCCGGGGTCGGCGTGGTACAGGACCGGCAGGAATGTCGGGTCGTCAATCTCGCCGCGCTTCACGCGCAGGGCGTACTCGTGCACCTCGTAGCAGATGGAGGCGGTGTCATGCCCGGCGGTGGTCAGGGCGATGATGAGCGGCTCCGCCCGTGCGCCTACCGACGTGGTCAGCACGTCCCACAGGTCGCGGTTGGGCTGGGTGTGCAGCTCGTCGAAGATGATACCCGAGCAGTTGAAGCCGTGTTTGGTGGAGGCCTCCGCGCTGATGGACTTGTAAAAGCTGCCTTTGTAGTGGATTTCATTCTTGAGCACGCGGCACCGGCTGGCCAGCGTCTTGTTCTGCCGGACCATTTGAGCGGCGATGTCGTAGACAATGCGGGCCTGGTTGCGGTCGCCGGCCGCGCTGATGATTTCGGCGCCTGCCTCTTTGGTGCCGAGCAGCAGGTACAGGGCGATGACGGCCGACAGGTTTGACTTTCCGTTCTTGCGCGGAATCTCCACGTAGCAGGTGCGGTACTTGCGCAGCCCGTCGGCACGCTTCCACCCGAACAGCGGGCGGATGATGTCGTCCTTCTGCCACGGCTCCAGCAGGAACGGGCCACTGTGCCCCTTGACGTGGGAGCCAAACGTCTCGATGAACTGGACGGCGCGGTCGGCAGCAGCGTCGTCGAAGTAGTACTCAGGCAAGCAGCTCGCTGTATTCGTCATCCACCGGCGCGGCGTCCTTCACCAGCTTGTCGATGATGACCGACGCCCGCTGGCGTAGCTCCTGCAGCTGCTGGTACTCCGGCCTCGCCCGGCTGTACGTGTCGCCGCTCTTGCCCACCACCTGGTAGGTCGTGCCGTTGGTGTTGACGTATGCCTGCAGCTGGCTCACCTCCACTAGCACGCAGGCCAGCAGCTCAAGCCGGACGTAGTCGTCCACCTTCAGCGTCTTGTAGGCGCTCCATTTGGCCACCAATTCAGCCAACTGCGCCCGTTGCGCGTCGTTCATGTACTCCATGTCGCGAAGGTATTTCCCCTTTTTCTTTTTTAGTCCCAATTTGTCCCGATACCATCCTCGCCCAACCAACTGCGCCGGTGTAGACCTTCCGCGCGGGTGGTTTTCTCCACCCCCCTACCCCGTCTGGGCATTGGTGCTCAATAGTTTGAGATAAGGTGTGTCAGCCCTTGTCAGAAGTTGCTCGCTTGCGGTTGTGGCACTCGGCGCACATAGGCTGGTGGTTGCTGCTCTTCCAAAACAAGTCAGGACGGTAGGCAGCAGGCTGTATATGGTCTACGACTGTCGCGATGTGTTCGCATACGACGCAGACAGGATGCTGCCGCAGGAACACCTCACGGTAGTTCCTCCATCGCTGCGAATTGTAAAGCAGTTTAGCCTGCTCAGGCGAGCGTGCTGCGTGCCATCTGTTAGGCTTTCCGGAGGTTGGCATGGTAGGCATCACAGCGTAAATCCTCGGTGTCCTGTAAGCTCCACCAGTTTCGTCTTGACTCGTTCAAGCCTGTCGCTCTGCGTTTTCCAATGACTAAAATTCTTACCCGCGCCGCGGTTGTCTGCCAACCAGTGCAGGATGTGCAACCGTTCACTCCTCAGCTCCTGCACCTGCATCTCGTCCTCCGGCTCGATGTACCACTCGCTTGATGCTGGCATGAAGGAGCGCAGCCGCTTTGTATCTGGATGCAAGCTCCACCAGCTCTTCCACCTTGTACGCTCGGTGCTGCTGCGCTCGCTGCATAACCTGATGAGCTCTTCCTGGCTGCTCACGTTCGAGAGCGCATCCAAATACCCACTGTTCTCCTGCTCGGTAAATGTTGCAGGAAACGCACTGCGTGCGCACGTTGTCCGAATCCCATCGTGTAGCCCAAAAGCGGCGAGAGGCGAAATGTCCGGCCTGCAGGTTGCTGACGTGGTCTTCTTTGCCGCATGTGAAGCAGCGGGCGTTGCCGTATCTGTCTGCTGCTTCATAGCGCACCAGCTTGCTGAACCACAGGTCGACCTTCTTCACTGCCTGCGCGTGGGTGAGCTTCCTGCCCTTGGGCTTGGCCTTGGGTTTGGTGTGCAGCTGCCTGCTCGCTTTGGTGTCTCTCGCCATCGGTCCCTAAGATACCGGCCTTTGGTTTGTAGGCCGGCAGGTCGAGCACGTCGGCTATGGCTGTAAGGGACTGGGCGGTGCGCTCGGTGGCTGGCTTTACGTCCTGCACGTCGGGGTCGTACTTGGCGGCATGGCGCATGCGGTGGCGTGCCCGCTCGTCGGCGTACTGGCGCATGCAGGCGTACAGCTCACGGGCTTTGAAGCGCTCGTACAGATTCTCCGGCCCCAGGCGTCCGGTCCGTATCATGGCGAAGCAGTGGCGCAGCTCGTCAAGGGTCCAGCCATAGTTCTCGGTGATGACGGTCATAGCGTCGTCGAAGTCGGTGGCGGTTCGCATGGTCACCTTGCACTCGAGGGCGTTGACCAGCTCCTTGAGGGTGTAGAGGATAGCGGCGTTGGTGTCCTCGGGCCCCAGCTCGAGGGCTTTGCGGATGGTCATGTCGTCACTGGTTGGCTGGGGGAAAGCGAGGCCCGTATCGCTTTGCCACAAGGCGCGCAAGGTCGTCCGCAGTGATGTCCTTACCTCGTGGTCTGTCATGCTTATGATTTCCCCGCTTGTTGTCAAGAGGAAAGAGGCCCTGCCATCCGTTGGCGATGGACTGGGAGATAATTCGGATTGCGATTCCTTCATTGTACTCGCTGATTTGTTGCAGTCGGTGTAGTGCGGTCTGTAGGCCGCGGGTGGTGTAGGGCTTGATGCGTCGCTCGCGGCGGTCGGCCTCCCACTCCTGCCAGGCATTCATAAACTGGTCAGAATCGAAAGGCCAAACCACCTCGCGCGTGCGCGTTTCTCTTTTAACTTCTCTATTAACTTCTATATTCTTCTTATCTATTATGTGGACGTTCGTGTCGGTACCCCCATGACGTTCGTGTCGGTACCCCCCCGACGTTGGTGTCGGTACCCCCACGACGTTCGTGTCGGGGGGTGACGTTCGTGTCGGTAGGGTCGCCGTGACGTACCGCTTGACGGTCTCGCCTTCTTGCTGAATGCGTACGGACAACATGCCGGCCTCGTGCAGGCCTTGGATGGCGCGTGACACGCTGCGCGGTGAGATGTCGAGCATCTGCGCCAGCTTCGCGTTGGAACGGTAGGCCTGCTGTCCGTTCTGCTGGAAGGTCCACGCGTCGGCCCAGATATACAGCTGCACGGCAGAGAGCCGCCGCAGGTGCGCGGCAGCCTCTGTCGGTAGCTGGAGGTAGTTGTTCACCGTTGTCCGATGCTCTGCAGGTACTCCTCGTGGTACAGCACCTCGCCCATGATTTGGGTCTCGGTGACGTTGCACTGTTGCACCATGGTCGGCATGTGCTTCAGCAGCCCGCGCGGGTTACGCTTCAGCCAGTTGGTGATGGTCTGCGGGCTGACCTTGAGGTGCCCGGCGGCCATGGTCACGCTGCCGTAGTGTTTGGTCAGAAAGCACTCCAGGCTGTTCATCATAACGTGCTCAGAACGGGAGGTCATTGGGCGCTGGGGTTGACGGTGGTGCCATGCGGTTGGTGGTGCGTCCTGCCAGCGGCTTCTTGGGCGTCTCCGGCGCAGGTGCGGCCTCCGGCTTCCCCGCGTACTTCAGCTCAATAAAGTAGCGTCCCTGCCACTCGCGGCTGTTTAGCCAGCACTCGAGGGTGATAGGCTGCTCGGCCACCAGTGCAAGGGCTTCATCCACGTCGTCCTTCTTGAAGGTGACGGGGTAGATGTTGCTGCCGCTCTCAATAAAAACGTCGCAAATAGTAAAGCCGGACGCGTACGTTTTTGGTGCTTGCACCCATTTTACGGTGCCGTTAATAGTTAGTTTCATGGGTAAAGGATTTAATAAAACGTGCCATTTGGGTCTGTGTCCATCGGCCGCGTGAGTCGGGCCGGTCGAGGTGCGCGATGAGGCGCAGGTTAAGGTGGTGGTAGGTCTGGTCATCCATCGGCCCGTACATGATGGCGTCAAGGGTTGCCTCGTCGTCCCACAGGACGGTGCACTGCATAAGTGACTCGAGGCGAACGCGTCGCACCTCTACGAGCGCGGTGGCGTCGAGCTCTGCCTCGTCAAAGAAGTCGTCAAGCTCGCTCATGTGGGTCGCCAAGTATTTCGTCCAGAATGGCGTCGACGTCGCTGGTCCACAGCTTGCGCTCGAGGACGCGGATGCGCGCGTTTGCCTTTGCTAATCTCCACCGCAGGTCGATGTTATTCACTAACAAATAACCGAGGACGAGGATGCCTGCAATCCACAGCCATATGCCATGCAGTTCGGTAATCATAGCAGCCACATGACTATGCGGTA